GACTTCGACTCAAGCCATGCTTTAGTACCATCATTACGAACTCCCATAATTAATTTAGAACGCTCCTTAAGTAATGCCATCTCAAATCTAAAACCACTTCCAATATTATAATAATCACTCTCCCCCCAAACCCGGTAACTAACCCCATAAAATACAACAGGTTTCTTGATTCCAACTGGCATCTTAAACCTGATATGGTCCTCCCTAAACATCACCGCCCCACCCACTATCAAGGCATCACAGGCGTTCACCTTATCCACCAAAGTTTGATCGAACTTCTTGGGACCAGGTACCCCCTCAATGAAATAATCGTCCCAATGCTCAGGGATAAATTCGACTGGCTCAGGGAGTTCGTAATGATGGTACTAAAGCATGGCTTGAGTCGAAGTCGGCTTGGTATTCTGAAAAGATTGAGTCCATCCCCGATCCGGGGTTGTATGTGGAGACAGTCGAGAGGAGGCCATGGCAGCTTGAGGATGGTAAGACGAATATTGTCGTGGCCTTGAATGGTGAAGATGAGAGTGAGAGATTTGGTGCTAAAAGCCTTATTGTGCTAGGGAATATAGCTAAAGCACTGACGATGTTCTGGGAGGAGGATCGGAGCGCAAACATTCTTCTTTGCACTCACACGCATGAAGATTTTGTTCTATTGAAAGAGATTATTCGGTTTTTCCCGACTGAGATGCTTCACCAAAATATTGTTTGCCCTGGACTCCATAAAGCTAATCAGGCCCTGTTTTTCTATGATACTTATAAGTACGCCGACCTCATCCTCGCCATGCGAATCCATGCCATGGTGCCGGCCATTGGGCTGGGGACACCGATGATTGCATTGTCCAGCCAGAAGCGGATGACGGAGTTTATGAAGGAGGTGGGGTTGACTAGTCATTGTTTGGATGTTTTTGAGGATAATTTAAGTACCCAGTTATATAAATGGATGCAGAGAGGGCTAAAGGATGGTCCTATGTGGCGTGATAAGTTTGCTGCGGCGCGGGATGAGATGAGGACTCGAACCAAGGCATTTAACCAGAAAATCTATGATTTTATTAAGGAGGGTTAGTGCCTTTTCGCAATATAACTTGATTTTCTTTTGTCTTGTACTCGATTAATATGGATAGTTGGAGGAGGGTGCTTCCCGAATGATTCCAGGGTTAGTTTCCTAATCCATTCTGGGTCCCACTTTAAATAGTAACAAACGGAATTAAATGAATGGAATCCATCATCTTTATCGTTCATAATCCAATCCCACGCCTCTTGTGCCCATTTATCGTGTTTGAGGCAGGCAATGGCATTGATAAAGATTGCGATCATTAATCTGCCCTCACCCCATTCGAGGGCGGAATGATTGGGCATATTTTGAAGCATCCAATCGTAGGCGGTCGTAATATCATGGGGGCCATAGATGATTTCAATCAACTCAGGGGAGAGAATGTTATCAGGAGGAAGATTATGACCTGCCATACCCCAAGGATGATCTTTTGGGTAAGAGGGTCGATTCATTTTTGAGTAGCGTATGATTTTCGGTTGAACTTGACAATAGGAGTTAAGTAAGTACACAATATTGTTCAAGGGGCCGCAGCGTTAAGCAGGCACGCTCCAGATGAAGGTGGGCGTCTGTTCCTACCCGCAACCGAAAGGAACATCTGGTCGCGGCCCTGTTATTTTTATGGCATACCAACCTCCAGCTCCCACCTACGGTGAACTCGCGGATAGATTAGCGATTAAAATGACCCAGATTGTGGAAAAGGGTTTAGAGTTCCATGAAAAGATTTGGAGTATGACCCCCGATGCTCTGGATAAGTTTGTCATTGATCATAGTCCGGGAATCAAGCTCAAGATGGAGAGTTTCAGGATGTTTTATAACAAGGCTGTCCCAAGTCAGGGTAAACTTACCGTAAAGCATGAAGGTGGTGGGCAGGGGATCACCGCAGAGGATCTGGTCAAGATGGGCATTCCAGTGGATACGCTCAGGCAACTTGCCAATATGACCGTGGTGGAGGGTGAGGTAGTCAGTGATGAGGTAGAGGAGGGAAATAAAGATGGTTAAAGTGGTTTTTGGGGAATATTCTCAATCGAAAGAAATAATATACGAAGCTGGTAATGATTGGAAAATGGAAAATAATTTCCTTCGTATTTTAGACTCCTGCGGGGAAACCCTGGCTGGCTTTGCTCTTCATGCGTTGATTTTTTGGGCGTTTATAGATGCCGAACCCAAGACTTAGAGAGATAGAAAAATCATGGCATTTATAAACGTAAATTTAAGTGTTTCTTTTGTTGGGGATCATGTTGAGATTCCTGTGAGTGAATGGACCATGTTCCTTTTAGAACTTGAAAGGGTTGGTTTAACAGTGAAGATGGCTAAGTATTTGACTGCTCATGTCGAGGTAGAGGATGCCGAACCCGAGACTCAAAGCTAAAGGGGTAACTGATGCCAAGTTTGACCGTTGCTTGGAAAGCGTCAAAGGTCCCGGTAAAAATGCCTTTGCGATCTGCACAGCCACCTTCAATAAGAAGCATGGATTGAGACCCAAGACGAGGAGGAGTTCAAGGTCCCGATGATCTCCCAAATAGCTATAGTCCTGTGGGCCTTTGTTGCTGTCAGTTTGGTCTGTATCGTTGTCCTAATATATTTTTTTTTACGGATATTCACGGTCTTGATATCCGTGACCCAAGAACTCCGCTGGACCGCTGAGGCTTACTCGGGCAGGGATTATAAGGTAGAGAAAGAGGCGAGGAAAACGGCTGATCCCGACCGTGTTCAGATAGAACGTCCTTGGGACGATGAGATGGAGGCGAAGAGTTGAGCACCTTGTGTCCGTGGGTTCTCCAGGGTCGTTGACATGAGAACATCTGGCCCCGCATAACGGCTGATGAGGCAAAGGCCGAAATGGACTTAATATCCATACCGTGGAGCGGCTCCAGCGGGGGAATAACTGGCCGCCTAGACGACCCACCAACAGAGGGTGCTTTTGAATGAAAGGATGATTAATGCCGCTTAGTTGACCCCCGCAACCAATCCCCAACCGTTAAACCCCCTAACCAATCTCCCCAACATAGACCCCTACGCCCTCAAAGCAGCGTCCCAGACCCGCCTTTATCAGTTAGATCCGCTCAGTTTCTTCCGTGAAGAGTTAAAAATTCAGACCAAGGCCATGCAGACCTGCGCTTTTGAGCCGAACCCGGTTCAGGCAAGGCTCATGGTAGCAATCTACGCCCAGCTCAAAAAGAAGAAAAAGATCCGCCAGATATGGATGAAATGCCGGCAACCCGGCGCCTCCACACTCTCCTCGGGTATTATCTGCTGGAAGACATTTCTCTTCCCCAATGTTTACGCCTTTGTGGTCGCTCAGGACAAGACCACGGTTGAACGGATTTTCACCATGCACTCCGTCTTTCACGAAAACATGGGTGAGCTGGTGCGCCCTACCCGGCAGTATTTTACCAAGGGAACCGAGCTGGTGTTTGGTAACTCCGACCTAAAACAAAAGAGTACCGGGGGAGGGCTCCGGTCCAGAATTCTGGTGGGTGAGGGGAAAAACATCAATGTGGGAACCGGGTTTACTATTCATGCCCTCCATCTCTCTGAGGTCTGCCGTTACCCCTATGAGGCCCCGCTGAATGAATCCCTCCTGCCCGCCCTCTCAAATGCGGATGGAACCGTCAGAATCATAGAGTCCACAGCCCATTTTGCTCCTGGGGCCAATTGGTTCCGGGATCAATGCGAGCGAGCTCGGGCTGGCGAGACAGACTACGAATATCACTTTATCGAATGGTGGCAGATGCCTGAGTATGCCTTGCCCCTGGAGAGGGGTGAGAAATTAAAGATGGATCTGGAGGAAGGCCATCTTGTCAAAAAATTCAAACTGACACCCCCGCAGATCAAGTGGCGCCGGCTGATGATAGCTGAGATGAAGGGGGATGTTGACTCTTTCCGGCTGTCCTATCCCATGGAATACGATGAGGCTTGGATTAGTCGGTCCTGGGGAGTCTTCCCGCGAGATCGGTTAATGGAGCTTCGTGATGATCTTAGGCCACCCATGCGGCGATGTGAGGTGAGGGAAGGGCGACTATACGATGACCCTGATGGTAGGTTCCATATCTGGGAGCTACCCGATCCGGGTAAGACCTACGATATAGGGGCCGATGTGGGTAGCGGCCTAACAGAGCAGATGGATTATCAAGGGGCGGGGAAGGGGAATGAACGGGACTTCTCTGTTGCCTGTGTGATTGAGCGGTTTACCAACAGGCAGGTTGCCGAGTGGCGCGGCCAGATATTACCGGAAGATTTTGGGGATCTGTTGATAGCCATAGGGAAGTTTTACCACACAGCCCAGATCGGCCATGAAGTGAATGACTATGGTCATAGTGTTACCCGCCAGCTTATGAACCGTGGATACGCCAATATCTATCTGTGGCGGAAGCGGGACACGGTGGCGCCTAAGTTTACCGGCCAGATGGGATGGAAGACTCAGCAGGACACCAAGAACATTATGGTCAGCCATGCCCGGCATATGATTTGGAATAGGAATGTCCAGATCAAGAGCAAGGTACTCTGGGAAGAGATGCTGGACTTCATTCAGGATTTTACTGAGACCGGTATGACCCGATACCGGGCGTTCAGGGGCCATGATGACTGTGTGATGGCCTGGATGATCGGGTTGCAGATATCTGACGATGAAAATTATCAGCGGTACGCCGATATTGAAGAGAGACAATCGGTCCCAATCCAAGAAAAGAAGATGGAGGCCGCTTTCTATGACAGTAAGGGACTCAACCGTTCACAGAATAGCGAGCTCTTGGAAGAGATAGGAGATTGGAAATGAATGAAACAACCGTAACTGTTCTTGATCAACAGCCCTGCCCGAACTGCGGTTACTGTCCTCATTGCGGCAGATCGAATCGGCAGCGTCCATGGCCGGTGCAGCCATGGGAGACAGTTCCTAATTATCCACATTGGGGGCCATATTGGGGGCCATATCCTGGAAGTACGACGATTACCTGGGGGACTTCAGCGTCTAACTACGTCACTTTCCCGGCTAACTAAGGAGCCTTTATGAAAAAATCCGAAGAATGGTTCATGGAGAAACGGGAGATGGAGGAACACAGTGGAGGAACCACGGCAGCGCCAGAAGAAGAAATCCTGGTCCAAGAGATTCACACCGACCGACAGGAAGCTGTTGACCCGCCGCCAACGAAAAAAGAAGAAATCGACCAAGCGTTTCAGCTCATAGAGGACATGATCGAGCGTGGATACCGCTTCTCAGATGAGCAGATGGATATTGGTGTTAAAATCTCTCTTACTCGTATCCCTGAGCCGACAAACGGCTGGTTCTTGGAGATTTGTACCATGGTGGTCAGACGCCCATTCTGGCAGGTGCTTTGGGGCCAGTTTATTCGCAATCAGGAAAATAGCCAGGCACAGGCTCCTATCCTGGATCCCACCTGGGAGCCGGGCAACGAGATGGCCGCTGAGTTTGCTATCTGCCGTTACTGCGATACGCAGTTCCGTCCAAAGCAATATGGACAGGTTTTTTGTTGCAATAGCCATTCTGCCCTGTGGACGCGGGAGAATAAGGAAGTGGTAAATGGCAACTGAAAATGCAGCTATCGGCATTTTGAATGTCATGGATGAAGAGGCCGCGTCGGGGAAGAAGGACTTTGATAGCCGAGTACGCGATAATCTGGACCTGTTTCGCGGTAAGCAATGGAAGATGAAGAGGAATCCCCACTTTTTACTCAATGTTATTCAGGAGAACATTGAACGGAAAGTGGGCAAGCTCTCTGAGGGCCGGCCCAAGATCCGTATCATGCCCACCCGGAACGGCCTTGAGCAGGCGGCATCGGCCTTGGATAAGGCGATTAATTTTATCTGGGATGACCGAAAGATCGAGTACAAGTCTGAGTTGGTAGCCATGTTTGGTGCCTTGATGGGGGTGTCTTTTGTCGCTACTCCGTTCAATCGCCGGCTGAATTTTGGCCGTGGGGATATTGATTTCATTGTTAAAGACCCTCGTTCCATTGGTTTTGATCCTGCGATTACTCGAGCCTCTGACTTGGATCAGGCGGAATATATCAAGATGGAAGAGATCATTCCGATGGATATCATCAAGGCCAGATACGGTCCAAAGGCTGATGAGATCAAGGCGGATGCTCGGGTTTCTACCTTTGCTGATAATTTCCAGACCAATTTCCAACGTGGTCTTCTAAAGAGTGCCGTAGAGCGGGTGACCGGGAAGACGCTCGATAGGAGTGGCCCGGTCCAACGGGTGGTTTTGAAGGAATATTACATCAAGGATCGCAGACGGACATTGAAAGGGGATGGACTGCTTCCCAATATCGATGATCTCACTAGCCCGGCTAAAGATGGGGGGATTCCCTTCCCTGGTGGCAGGAGGATTATTCGGGTGGGGAACACCATCTTGGAGGATAGCTTCAATCCTCATTGGGATGGGATGGCTCCATTGGATATGCTGTCATGGAAGCTCGACCCTGAAACCCCCTGGTCTGGGGATGAGGTGGGCAATGTTAAAAGGCTCCAAGAGGCCATCAATCGATCTGGGGACGCCTATGCCGGGAATCTGTATAAAAATGCAGTGGTTAGGGCAGTTCTCGATTATGGGGCCTTGACTCCGAACGAGCGCAATAAGCTCTCCGATATGGCTGGTCAGATCATTGAGAAGGCGCCTGGCCGCCAACTTGATATTATGGTTCCTGAAGCCCTGCCTTCCGATGCCCTGAATTTCATTGATAAATTAGTTGCGTGGACCCAGATGATGATGGGAACCACGGAGAGTCCCTTGCAGAAGCGAGTTCCGTCCATCGTGACCGGTCCCGCCCTGGAGGGTCTGCAGATAATGATAGAGACTCCTATCAGGACTGC